ACCCGGACGACTGGCTGAGGTTGCGCTCACCGGTCACGATGGCCGGAGCCACCGCGGAGCCGAGCAGTGTCGGGACAGCGGTCGCCTTGACCATGATTCCGACCCAGTAGATCCCAGACCGGGTGATCGTGACCGGGCTTGCCAGGGCCAGGGTCTTCGTGGTGTTCGCGGCCCACGCGGTCGTCGTCTGGTCGGCGGTCTGCGCGAGCAGCGCCGGGGTCGTCGAGTTGTCGTAGAGCGCGAAGAAGTAGTTCGTCGGGGTGTCGGCCGCCGTCGCGCCGGACCGGGCCGAGATGTTGGTGATGACGTCCCCGGCGCGCAGGTGGATCGGCACCGAGGTCATGACCTGGGTGGTCAGGGCGACCTGTCCGGTGTCGCCGGCCGAGTCGTAGAGGCCGACGCGGGGCATGTTGCGGCGGAAGAACGTGTCTCCGCTGGCCGGGTCGCTGGCGTTGACGTGCGCGAGGGCGTCGCGGACGTTGCGGACGTATCCGCCGAGCTGCTCACTCACTGGGCTGGCCCTTCTTGAGGATGGTGGCGCGGGCCTGGCCCGCTGTCTCGGCGGCGAGCACGCGGGCGTGCTCGTCATCGTCGGCGTCGGCGAGGTAGGCGAGGACGTCGACGACGGTGTGGTCGCCCGGGTTGAACTCGGCGGCCGGGTCGTCCTCGGCCGGCTCGTCGGGCTCGGCAGCGACCGGCTGGTCGGCGGGGGCAGCCGGCTCGGCGACGCGATAGCCGCGCCGCCGGAAGTAGGCCAGCGCCGCCGACGCGTGCGCGGCAGCCGGGTCCAGGTCGGCCGTGCCGCCCGAGAAGCGGACGCCTGCGACCTCACCCGAGAACGCGGGCTCCGGGCTGTGAACGGTCACCATGGCGATCACGCGACCTTGATGTTGCGGAGCACGCCGCAGGAGCGGGTGTTGCGCAGCACCATCGCGACCGGGCCCATCTCGATCTCGCCCGTCTTGACCGCGCCGGCCTGCGAGAAGTCCGGCATGTAGGTGCTGACCAGCGGCTGGCCGGCAGCAGACGCGCCGTGCAGGGCGTCCAGGCCGAACGAGACGGCGTACAGGTCGGTGAGGTTGGTGATGTTGCCGCCGCCGCCCGCACCGTCGGCATCGCGGGTCTCGATCGGGATGATCGGGGCGGAGCCGAGCGCGTTGTCGCCGAGGTCGACGAGAACCCACGGCCCGTACGTCTCGATCTGGCGGCCGAGGTCGTCGCGGGTCTGGGTGTAGATCCCGGCCCAGCGGGCGAGCGCCCGCATGCGGGTGATGGACTTGGTGTTGCCGAGGATGGCCTTCAGGCCCGGCGGGAGAGCGCCCGGGGCTCCGGCGTCGCCACCGCCGGTGTGGGAGGGGACGATCCGAGACAGGTAGTCGTCGACGATGTCCAGCTGGGACATGGCCTCGGCCTGGGTGTCGATGGTGCCGCGGGTCCAGTCGAGGTAGCCGGCGGTCACCCCCTCGTTGACGGGCAGGTACTCGGTGGACGTGCCGGTCAGACTCTTGTCGAGGCCGTCGTAGCCGTTCGCGTCGACCGCGGTGTCGCCGTTGATGAGCTCGTCCTGGAACGTCGTGCGGACGCCGGTCAGGAGCTGCTGCATCTGGAAGCTGATCTCGTTGGTCTGCGACGCGCCGAGACGGGACAGCACCCGGTCGACGGTGAACGCGCCGCCGAGGGGCTTGAGGTCGACGGTGTACCGCTGGCGGGACGCCTGTGCCGGGGTGTACTCGGAGTTCATGGCGCGGAACTGCGCGGCGCGCGCGGCCGTGAGCCGGGTGTAGCCGTAGGTGAGGGAGGCGCCGCCCGTGCCGGGGGTGACCGTGTCGTCGAAGACGATCTGGTCCAGCAGCCAGCTGTACCGACGCAGGTTGTCGATGACGGCGTAGTCGACGTCGGCCTGGGTGTTGACCTGGGCCTGGGAGAGGGTGATGGGCACGGGGTCCTCCTGTGGTTACGTGCCGAGGGCGCCGCGCACGGCGGCGTTGAGTGAGGTGGGGCGCTGGCGGGTCGAGGCCTCGCCGGTGCCGCCGGAGAGGTCGCCGCCGGACGCGGCCGCGGCCTGCGCGGCGCCGAACGCCGGGTTGCCCTTCACGGCCGCCTTGATGGCGTCGTCGAGGGCGGTCGTGAAGCCCTTCGCGGAGGGGTCCAGCTCGCCGATGGCGTTCAGGAAGCTGCGCGAGTCGAGGAGCGCGGCCGCGCGGGCGCCGGCTTTGTCGGCGCGGGACCAAACGGCGAGCTCGACGTCCTTCGCCCGGAGTGCCGCCTCACGCTCGGTGAGCGCGGCGTCCTTCTGGCTGATCGCCTCCGCGAGGGCCTTCGGGTCCGGCGGGGTGTCGTCCTTGACGATCCCCAGCGCCTTGGCGAGCTTCGCGGTGACGTCGGCGACCGCCGCGTCAGCAGCGGCCTGCTTCGCGGCTGTCCGCTCCTTCGCCGCTTCCTTGCGGACATCGGCGAGTTCCCGCTCCAGCCGCTTCACGGTGGCTGCGGAGTCGTCGCCTGCTGTCCCCATGCTGGTCTGCTGCTGGGTGGCAGCCTGGCCGCCTCCCGCACCGTCCGCAGAGGTGTCGGCGCCGGAGCTACCGGCCGCGTCGCTGCTGCCGGATGCGGATCCGTCGCCGTCCCCTCCGTCCGCGTACAGGTACGGGGAGAAAGGGCCGTGGCCGTAGGGGTGTGCCCAGCCGGTGGCGGGGCGCCGGTGGCGGGGGAGGAAGCGTCGGGTCATGGGTGCCCTCCAGGGCATGGGGCGCCCGCACCTGGCGGGTCGTCGGGGGATGGCTGGGGTCCGCGCCTGGCGGTCCCCGGTGTTGTGCGCGGCCGCACGGGGGCGGCTTTCAGGAGTGACCCGCGCCGGGCGGATCGGTGTTCTCGGCCCGCACCGGGCGGGCCGAAGTCTCAGTGGGCGCGGCCGATCTGCTCGCGCGCGGGCTTGCGGACGATGTGCTCGTGCGCGGCAACGTGCTCGCGCGCGGCCGCCTGCCATTCGCGGACCTTCGCGCGGGCTTTCACCCGGGCCTTCTCGTCCATCGCGGCGGCCTCGGCGCGCTTCCAACGGCGGATGTGCCGCTCGATCGCACGCTGCCGCTGCGTGTCCTCGTACGACGTGCCAGGCGTCGGATGTTGCGGCGGCCGGGTCGTCACGCCGGGCAGGTACAGGCCGAGGTTGTGCCGGCAGTTGGGGTGGAACAGGCCCTTCGACCTGGCTTCCGGCAGTGACCCGGCGATGTGCACGGCCACGGTCGTCGGCTGCCGGAACATGGAGCGCAGCCCGGTCGGCTGGATGGCGTGCTCGACGCGCACCGTGCGGGGCCCGGGCGGTCCGGTTAGGGCCAGCACCTCGCCCTCCCAAGGGCGGCAGAGCGGGCACTCCAGCGGGGCGTCGGACACGATCACGAGGCCCTGCCCGACCTCGGTCATCGCGTCGATGTGCCCATCGATGGCCGCGCGGGCGGTCACCGACCGGACGGCCATCTCGGCGTATGCGGCCAACTGCCACGACCGGCCGGCCGAGTCGACGAACCCGGTTACCCCGCGCCGGGCGAACTCGTCGAGGGCGCGCTGGGAGGCGTCGCGGCGGGTGATGCCGGTGAGGAGCTGCGTTCCGGCGGCCCGGGTGGTGATGTTGCGGTAGGTGTCCACCACGGCGCGGGTGATGCGTTGGTACAGCGGGCGGGTGTCGCGCGCGTACGACGCGGCGAGCCGGTCCACGGCCGGGGCGCCGGGCAGGATCCGGCGGGCCTGGAGCTCTCGGCCCATGTCCAGGGCGCCGAGCTCGGCCACCGCAGCCTGCCTGCCGCGCCCGTACGCCGTCGCCAGGGCCTCGGCCACCGCCCCGTTGGCGTCGTCCTGGAGGGCGTTGGCGACGGTTTCGACGGCCTGCCGGAGGTCCCCGATCGAGCGGAGCTTGAGCTCGGCCCAGCGGGGGCTGTCGATACCCCGGGCGAGAGCGTCGCGGAGGATCTCGATCAGGGCGATCTCGGCGTCCTCGTACAGCATGGTGATCGCGGCGGCGAGGTCCTCGGCCATGGCGGGGGAGACGGGCATGAGCACGCCTCCCCACGGCTACTCGGCGGCGGGCAGGCCCGGTAGGCCGGGGCCTTCGGCGCCTGTGCCCAGCGGGTCGGCGACGTCGCGGCCGGACTCCTTCAGGATCCGGCGGACCTCGGCGGCCTGGTCGTCGGCGTCCATGTCCGGGTTGACCAGTGCCACGAGGGTTTCCGTCGATGCGGCTTCCGCGCGGCGCAGCAGCTCGGCTGACTCGGCGAGGACCTTGATGTCGTCCTGGACGGAGTCACGGAACTGCACCCGAGGCCGTTCGGCTTCCACGGCTGGCAGGGTCGGGAACATGGGGGAGGCCTCCAGGACGAGGAGGGTCTCGACGATGTCCGCGATGCCGACGGCCTCCAGTTCGCACTTCCGGGCGCGCGTGGACATCGAGCGAGCCGTGCGAGCTTTGATCTCCGTCGCGGTGGCCGCAGTGCCGTCCTCGGTGTCCCCGAACGTCCCACCCGAGTAGCCGGCGGTCCGGATGACCTTGCTGGACAGGTCGGCGATCGTCTCGCGGTGCGAGAGGTGCCGGATCTCGAACTGGTTCAGGGTGATGCCATGTTCGGCGGTCGGCGGGATGTTCATCGGGGCGAAGACCTCGCGGTCCTCCCACGACACGCCCTGGCCGGGCCCGTTGGCCTGGAGGTAGCCGGCCGGGACGATGATCCGGGACCGGGCGAGACGAACGTCCCGCATCCAAGACGTGTACACCTCGTCGATCGAGCTGAGGAACGTCTCGGAGCCCTGGTAGTCGGACGTGCCGAGACCGGCGGCGCCGGGCAGGTCGTGCCAGTCGGGGGCGGCGACGGTGTTCGGGATGTAGGTGCTGGCGAGCCGGTTGCCGATCGGGAGCGCCTGCTCGGGCACGAATGCTTTCGTCTCCTGGAACGCGCCGAGGTCGAGGGGCTTGCCGAGGTTGTCCTCGGTGCCCTCGTACACGCCGTGCAGGATCTTGCCGGGCTCGTGGCGCTCCAGGTGCCGGATGACCTTCTGGCCGTCGACGCCGAGGACGGTCCAGTAGGTGACCGCGCGGAGCCGGCCGTGGACGAACGTGGGGGCGGCGCCGTCGGCGCGGACGAGGCTGATCCACGGCCGGTCGCTGATGGTCGTGTCCCACACGATCCGGAGGTAGGCGCCGCCGAGCGCGGCGGACATCTCGCCCTGCGCGAGGAGGGTGCGGCGGAGGCCGTCCTCCATCAGCTGCTCCAGCCGTTCCCGAGTGCCGGCGTTGTCGGTGAGGAGCGTCGGGGGCTCGGAGAACAAAAGGTCGGACGAGGTACGGGCGAGGTCGCGGGCGAGCGGCAGGTGCAGGTTCGCGCGCTTCTCCCCAAGGGGTGTGGGTTCGCCCCAGAACCAGCGTGCGACAGTGCCGACGAGGCCGCCGCGGTACTGCGACGGCCGGTTGAGCGGCGCCCCGTACCGGGAGGTGTCGCGGTGCCGGTTGGAGTAGCGGTAGGCGAGCCGGTCGGGGTTCGCGGAGTACCACGCGGACCAGTCGGCGATGTCGGAGCGGACCGCGGGGTCGATCGGGGGCCAGGGGGCGCCCTTATCGGGGAGCGGCATCGGGCACCTCCTGCTGCTCGGCGCGCCAGGCGCGGAAGTTCTTGGCGTAGACCCAGCCGTAGGCGCCGGCGGAGACGAGGAATCCGTACTGCCGGGTGGCGAGCGCGTAAGCGACCCAGAGGGACTGCGCGCCAAGGCCGATGGCCCAACCGAGGGCCCGGCGGCGGCCGGCGAAGTACAGGCCGGTGACACCTACGGCTGTGAGGAGCCAGGACCACCACGCGATCATGCGGCTACCTCCAGGGTCGGGCGGATCAGGCCCCGCCATTCGTGGGCCGTGGAGTGGAGGGCGTAGCGGAGGGCGTCGGCCGAGTGGTCGTTGGCCTTCACTGGCTTGTCCTCGCCGCGCTCGGCCGCGCGTTCGTCCCAGGCGTAGGTGGGGAGCTCGCCGAGGAGGCCGGTGCAGGAGCGGTGGAAGCGGAGCAGCCCGGATCCGAGGGCGACGGAGACGGAGCGGATGCCGTCGAGGACGTCGTTCACGGCGGGGGCAATGCCGGGGACTTGGTCGCTCCACAGTTGGTTCATGAAGCTGGCCGCAGACGGGTCCACGAAGACCCATTGCGGCTGCACGCCGTGGCCGCCCTGGCCAGGCTGGCGGACGTTCGCGAGCCAGGCCCGGACATCGCGGGAGTACTCGGCGTCCGTGAGTTGGCGGCCGGCGATCCGGGAGTCGTGCCGGTACTCGGAGGCGACGTACAGCCGGTCGTCGTCGCCGTGCCCGATGAGTACGGCGGAGAAGGCGTTGACGGTGCCGTAGTCGATGCCGACGGCCGTCCAGCGCTTCATGACCGGCATGACGTCGACGACGTGCTTGTCCCCGTCGAATATGTCGTAGACGGCGCCGCTGGCCAGGCACCATTCGCCGAGGATGAACCGCCGGTACCACAGGCCCACGTATTGCTTCTTGAGACGGGCGACGACGGACGGGTGCATGGACGGGTTGTCGTCGAGGGTGAAGTGCCAGTTCACCAGCCCGACGTCGGCGGCCCGCAGGATGAAGTCCTTGTACAACCAGTGGTACGGGCCGTCGGGGTTCGTGGTGGCCAGCAGCCTCGACTGGTCGCCGACACGCAGCCGGGACAAGAGCATCAGCCAGAACGTCTGCGGCAGGAGCGTCGCCTCGTCGACGTAGGCGAGCGCGATGGTCGCGCCGCGGATCCGGCCCTCCGCGCGGGCGTCGGACGCGCCGACGAGGTGGACGGTCCGCCCGAGGATGACGGCGGTGGTCGAGCCGGGCGTGTGGTGTACGTGCTGGGCGAGCGGGCCGAACAGCTGCGCGGACTGGAGCGGGTCGAGGAGGTTCCGCTCGATCGTTTGCAAGGTCCGGCCGACGATGACGATGAGCCCGATGTCCGGGGCGACCGTCAGCCGGATCAGGAAGGCCAGCAGGCTCGCGATCGTCTTCCCGGACGACACGGCCCCGGACCACAGGGCGATCGGGGCGTCCTGCGCCTCGACGATGCTCGCTACCTGCCGGGGGGACATGGGGAGGGGGACGTCACTGAGCATCACCGTCCCCCTCGGGTTGTTCCTGCTGGGCCTGGTGCGCGCGGTGGATGGCGGTGAGCCCGGTGAGGAGCTGGCCGACCATGGAGACACCGTGTTCGACGCCTGCGTCGTTGGCCGGCGGGACGAGGCGTAGGGACTGCCCGGCGGCGGCGGTCGCGGCGGCCATCAGGGCCCGCTTGTCGGCCGCGAGCGGCTCCGCCAGCTCCTTGTAGTTGTAGGTGTGGTCCTTCCCACCGAAGCTGTGCATCGTCGTCGGTTCCCAGACCTGCGCGGAGAGGCGGAGCGCATCGTCGGTGAGGGCTTCGGCGAGGATCGTGCGCTTCTCTTCGAGCTCGGCTCGGCGGAGTGCGACCTGGGCGTTGCGGTGGGCGGTGGCGGTCTCGATGCCGGTGAGGTCGAAGACGAGGCCCATGGCGGCGCAGTGGTTGGAGATGACGCGGCCGTTGCGGCCGAGCCTGCGGGCGATCTCGTTGCGGCCGAGGCCTTCGGCGTGGAGGCGCCGGATTTCGTCGAGGTCGTCTTGGGTGATCGGGTTGCTGTGCTGGTTGTTGCCCATCCGGTCACCTCCGGGGTGGGGTCGAGGCCTGCTGCCCGGTCGCTGTGCACTCACCACGGCGGTCCTGTCGTGCGGCCACCGTGGCGCAGCTTCTCCGGCCAATCGCCGGGCAGCAGGAGTGTGTGGGGGCCCGCCGTCCGGGGCTCGACCGCGGTCCGCCCTCGGGGTGCGGGAGCCGGCCGGGCGGCGGGGGTCTGGACATGCGAAAGCCCCGCGCGGTGGCGGGGCTGTCGGTGGTTCTGTGTCCGGGCACGCCGGATCTGCGGCCCATGATGAGGCACAGATGGCCGGTTTTGCAACTAGGTGCAGAAGAGCCCCGCCGGCGGGGGTACGTCGGCGGGGCTCTTCAGTGGGTGGCCCCACCATCAGCGCATGCTCACGCTACGCCCGGGATGGCTGGAACAACACCCCTCGCGCGTGGCCGGATTTCAGGCCTTCGGCGTGCCCGGGACGGGCTGCGGTGGCGTCGGGTAGTGCCCGCCGCGCGAGGCCGAGTACGTCGTCTCATGCCGCGGGTCGGGCCGGGTCTCGGGTTTCATGGGCATGGTCTTGCGGAGTGCCATGATGGCGGTCCTGTCTCTCGTGAGGTGACGGGATGTCCGGGGGCGGCCGGTCAGCTGCCAGGCGGCGGCCGCCCCCGGGGTTCAGACGGTCCAGATCGAGCCCTTGACGAGGCCGGCGCTGGACCAGCCCGACGTCTCGCGGATGTTGGCGAGGATCTGGTCGAAGGCGTCGTGGGTGCGGATCGGCGCGTTGATGTTCCAGGCGCCGTCGTGGTCCTGGGCGAGGCTGCCGGGGCGGGGGTCCTTGATGGCGGTGGCGGTCCAGGCGTAGCGGCCGGCCGGGATGGTGGGGTTGTCGTTGGGGTCGAGGGTGTAGCGCATGAGGTCTCCTGGCGGTTGGTCAGACGGTGTACGCGCGGCTCTCGCCCGGGACCCGGACGACGCTGCCGCTCTGGCCGATGGCCTCTACATGCACCCCCTCTTGGGGGCTGGCCGGGGCTGCGTTGTTGGTGTTGGTGTTGGCGTGTGAGCTGCACAAACAACCCGCAGAAGAGGTGCCTTTCCCAGCGCCGGGAAGGGGCGGCACATCGTCGTGATGGACGCCCGGCCCGTTCCGCCCGGCCGCCCGCACCCCGGGCCGGACTGGTACGCCGGCCTCGTCGAGGAGCGTGCGGACGACCTTCGTGTCGGGCAGCTTCGCGGCCTTGGCGAGCTGGGTGAGCCGGACGTTCTGCCCGCCCTCGGCGAGGTCTTGCAGGACGGTCACGATGTCGACGGGCTCGTCGTCCTGCTCCTCGTCGGACCGCCGGAACCGGGCGGCCAGGGTGCGGCCGCGCCGTACCGCCTGGGTGGCGAGCAGCCCGGCGACGAAGTACGCGGACTCCGGCACCGCGTAGGCCACGGTGCCGGCCGCGGCCAGGCCGACGGCCAGCACGCAGCCGCCCGCGACCCGCCCGTCGGCCTGCTCCTCGACCGGGGCCGGCTGGTCGGCGGTCACGACATCGCTCCGGTCAGCCAGGCCCCGGCGATGTTCACGGCGGAGGCGAGGGGGACGGCCGCGTACCGGGCGACGCCGCCCGAGATGCCCATGCCGACGCCGGACAGCCAGCCGCGCCACTTGGAGCCCTTGGCGCCCCGTTTGCGGCGGGCGATGAATCCGGCGAGGACGAGGACGGTCATGAACAGGCCGCCCTCGGTGAGGGGGGCGCCGGTGGAGCCGGGTGCGGCGCCGGATTTGCCGCCGACGCCGTAGACGAGGAGGCCGTCGCCGAAGGTGTTGAGGCCCCAGAGGGCGGTGTCGCCGGCCCAGCCGACGATGCCGCCGACGACCATGATGGTGAGGGCGCCGATGGCCCAGCAGATGAGGTACGGGAGGAGTTCGCCGAGGTGGGTGAGTGGGCTGGCCTGGAGGGCTTTGAGGCCGGGGTACCAGACGGCGATTTCCCAGATGAGGAAGATCAGGCCGAAGAGAAGGCCGCCGAGCGTGGGTGTGGTCATCGGTGGCTCCAGAGGGCAGCCACGAGGATCGTGGCGAGGGTGACGACTGCGACGGTCCCGGCTGCGGGCACGGTGTAGGCGTGGCGCGCAGCCGGCGGCGCGAGCGAGGCGAGGACGAGCGCAGCCGCGATGGTGAGCAGCGGTAGGAGGGTGACGGTGAGGAGCTGCATCAGGCTCCCCTCCGCTCGGCTTCGACCCGGGCGCGTGTCCGGGTGACGGTGGACGCCTGAACATCGGGCCCGTGGATCTTCCGGACGTAAGACAGGAGCTTGTCCTTGTCCGTCATGCCGGATGACAGGGCTGTCCGGACGGTGTCCGCGATGGACTGCCCGCGCGGGGCGATCGGCCGGACACGGTCATCTGACCTGCTGTCCTTCGTGTCCTGCTGTCCGTCCAAGACAGCCCGGACGGTGTCCTCGTCGGCGTCCACGCCGAGCGCATCGAGGCGACTGAGGATGCCGTCGACGGACGCGTCGGGGTGGACGGACAGGACAGCGCGGACAGCGGATCGGACCGTCGCCGGCGAGCGTCCGGGCGTTTCTTGCCGGGCCCGGCGGGTGCCGGTCTGGACGGGGTCGAGGAGGTCGAGGCGGGCGCCGACCGCGCCGCGGAGCGTCGTCCAGGCGCGGCCGGGATACATGACCCAACCGAGGAGCGGGATGTGTGGCATGCGCTCGGCGACGAGGCCACGTTCGGCGCGCTGCTCGTCGCGGACGTCCCGGCGGTGGAGTTCGAAGAGCAGCTCAACTGCGAAGGAGATCGAGGCGAGGCCGTACGCGGCAACGGCTCCGCCGACCTCGCGACCGTGGGACCAGTTGATGGCGCCGGACACGGCGACGAACGCAAGGATCGCGAGGCGGGGAAGGCCAGCGGGGGTGCCGCGCTCGATGGCCCGGTTGGCGTAGGTGGCGCAGATGAGGCCGGCAAGGTCGAACATGAGGGAGAGGCCGAGGGCAAGGTACGGGTCCATGCCCCAGGCGGTAAGTTTGCCGCTGATAGACCAGGCTGCGGCGATGAGCATCATGGCGAGGACGGCGTACCAGGCTGTCCGGGTGCCGCGGCCGAGGGCGCGTGCGGGGGTGTTCACGGGGTGCTCCGGGCGGACGGGGGCCGGGCTCGCGAGGGCGGGCCCGGCCGGTGCGGCTGGTTACTTGGTGTCGTCGGTGACGGTGACGTCGACGATGTGGCCCGCCTGGAACGGCAGGTCCTCGTACTCGCGGGCGACGGAGTCGTCGGTGACGGTGGTCTCGATGACCTCTCCGTCGGACTGCGTGATCGTGATCCTGGGCATGGCTGGGCTCCTCGGTGGTCAGGCGGGAGAGGTCAGGCGGTGCGCTGGGCGTCGGCGAGGCTGCGGGCGGCGCAGGCGTCGCACCACTCGGCCTCGGCGTGGTCGCCAGCGGCACGGGCCTCGTCGGCGAGCTCGGTGTAGAGGGCGGCGGCCTGGCGGGCGTGGGCCTGGGCCTGCTGGAGGCGGGTGGCGGTCATGGAGGGCTCCTTCGGAATGAACTGGGCGGCCGCGGCCGGGCGGAAGGCTGTGGGTCAGGTCTTCTGCTTGGCCATGACGGCCCGTACGTCGGCGCCCGCGTTGTAGTCCAGGCGGCAGCCGTGCACGGTGGCCGGGTTGTCGACGATCGAGTT